TGCGAACTTCCAAGGATTGCTAAATCCAATTCTGTCCCTTTAGTCCTGTTGCCAGGGTTATCTAACGACGCTAAACCGCCGATAACTACTAAACTTTTGTGTAACTTAAAAAAGGGGGTTAATCTTTTTATTTAAACTCGAACCAAAAGTTTTTCGTTATTAATATTTCAAAGAACTTTGACAAAGATAAGAACTTTTTCTTTAATCTTCCAAATTTTTTTTCTTTTTTTTTGATAGGTAATACATAAATATGTCGTTCTTATCAAAAGGTTGTACAAATATACTAAAAATTATTTACCTGTCAAGTATATAACATAAAAATTTACTTTATTTCGAATATTGACGAAAATTTCTCTCTACCACTTCCATCCCATCTTGTGCATCTGACAACTTTCTCATCTGTATGTCCATTTCTTCAATTATTCCTGGATGTTCCCCAATACCGGCAGGGTTATTGAAGTATATCTCTAAAGTCGCTAATGCTTCTGCTTCTTGTGCTTTATATTTTGTATATAATGCTTTGTAAATGTAATTTTTCATAATTATTATTTTAAAATTAAGTTTATCAGTTTCTCAAATTGTTTGGTCATTGGTTTTGGTAATTGATTCTTATCGAAGTATCCACATTTTGTGTGTTCATCGCCATCAATTGCCCTATCTAAATCTGGATAAATTTCATCATCAACATCCAAAAGATAACAGTGCATCAATCCTTTAACAGTATTACCATCTCTTGTGTATCTTTTTATTGCAGCAATGAATTTTAATTCTCCGTATATTGGTAAATCTGTTTCTTCCATGAATTCTCTAATAGCAGCCTCCTTTGCAGTTTCTCCAATTTCCATTTTACCACCAGGACATGACCAATAACCAGGTAAAGTACCTTCATTATTTCTTTTACATAGTAAAACTTGATTTTTACACCTTACTATTATCCCCGCATATTTTTTCATATATTATTAATGTATATTATATTTATATATATGAAAGTAATCATAGGAGATAATATTTTTAAAGTCAAACTTTGCACTACACAAAATTCTATCGCAGAGGGTATGATGGGTAAAAGATTTAATAAAGAATTTAATGGTATGTTATTTCTTATGCCTGAGACAGGTCAACAAAGTTTTTGGACATACAACTGTGTTATTCCTTTAGATATTATTATGATTAATAATGGTGTTGTCGACACAATTAATTCAAACTGTTTACCCTGTGATAATAAAGAAAAATGTAAATCTTATACAGGTGTCGGTAGTGAAGTGTTGGAGCTCTATGGAGGAACTTGTAATGAGTTAGGCATAAAAAAAGGAGACAATGTCTCCTTTTCAATGTATTAATTAACTTATCGTATACCAAGTATTTTTCCTACACCTGCAGCAACGTTATCCAAATTAACTGTACCACTTATTGAGGGTAATGAAGGTAAACCTGGAATTGACGTAATTCCGCTTCCCCAATCATAATTTAAATCAACATATGGTGTTGGGTCAATAAAACTACCATTTTTTTTCATACCGAAATGTAAGTGAGGTCCAGTCGTATGACCCTTATGTGGGTCATTGTCGCCCCCACCACTTAGTCCTATTGGTTGTCCAGCAACAACTGGCATATTTGGTACTACAAAAAATCGTTTTACGTGACAATATATAGTTTTAAGACCATTATCATGTTCAATAGTAATTGTACCTCCACAATAATCTCTCTGGTCACTAGCAACTTTTACTTTACCATTAAGAGGACATCTTATAACAGTTCCTGAATCTGTAGCGAAGTCTATACCTTTATGTTTTCTAGTACCACCACCTCTCGAAGCACCCCATTCTCCTCCTCCAGGTGTTATACGTGTTGGCCCAATAGGTGATGGAATTGTAGGTATACTTTGTTCAGTAATAACGTTTTCGTTAGTTAGTGTTTTTTTTTTACTCTGATTGATTTTCTCTTTGAGTAATTCAACGAATCTTCTTTGAATCATTTTAACGAACTTTACATATGGTGAGTCACCCTCCTTCTTTTTATAACTTTTCTTACCTGAAGGTGGTCTCTTACTTCTACCAAAGTAATTTAAAGCTGAGATATTTGTAATACATTTGTGTCCACCTGAGTTAGCTTGAATCATTTCCCAAGCAGGTACACCTAACTTATCTAATATCGCCCACTCTGAATCACTTAACTCATTTGATGGTGTATTCATAATATCTTTAAGTCTGTCCATATATTGTTCACCTCCATCTATTGAACGTACTTTATCACCATAGAAAGCTTCTAAGTCAGCATTTGTAAATCCGACTGATTCTTCATCAAAACTTTTACCTGATTCTGATATCCATTTAATCGTTGATAAAGGAATGATTTTGTCTTTTAATTGTGGTTCCCATTTAGCTAAAACTTCTTGAGCAATCTCTCCTAAGTTAACTCCCTTTAATTCTCTTTCAGTTTTAAATGGATTACAACTAGCCTGTACTAAACCCATAGGCCACGCAATAACTAAGAAATCAGCATCAGGATTATTTTTAAATGGTGTGTATCTATCATACGAACCTGGTTTAAACATAGAACCTCCTCCGTATTGTACAATTATACCATCATCCACATAAACTTTATCACTGTCTCTTTGTTTTTGAACATATCCTTTTTGATTCAAAGCCATTTCTTCAGGACTTGCATAACCTTCTTGTTGTGCTATCTTATTTATGTTTTGAAATATGTTTAATAGTGATGGTGTTGAGTTCATTACCAACTTCTCTAAGAAACCAGGTTTGTTTTTATAAGCTAACAATAATTTATTTGTTGCTAATCCTAAAGCCATTTTATTTTGTTGTAGTCCTTTATCTTTTTGTAGTTTAAAGATAAAATTCATAATATCTTGAGGTTTAAGACCGAATCTAGCAAAGTCCGCTGAATCTACTGTGGATATCAATGTAATATCATCTGATGGGAATATGTCTGATGGTGACATAATATCTGATAAAGTGGCTACGTTTGAACGAGAAGGTCTGAATGATGTTGATGTGTCTCCCTCAACACCTGTTTGACTATCGTGGTGGTCAGTGTGTACCACAAACATGGGTTTACCATGGGCGAAGTCAACCAACACCGGCATTGTATCTCCTTGTGCATCTTGTTTCTTAACCGCGAACTCTTTATCGCCGTACTGAATAATTTCAGAGTCAACTACCTTAATACCATTATTTTCCAAATAGTTTTTCATAGCTAATGCGGTAGTTACACCATCTAAATCTTGGTGAAAATAAATCTTGGCTTTTTTATATCTGTTGGCTAAGTCTTTTATATTTCTTAGTCCTGTCTCGTTAAGTACTTTTTTCATGCTCCTATACTTCCAATGTTTAAATCACCATCTAATGTGAATGACGCAACTTTTAAATCTGGATTTTCTTCAAATCTAAATGTATATTTAGTTCCGTATCCACCTCGACATACTTCACTTAATTTTTCACCCCCTAATTCGATTAACCAATTTAGTTTGTTTTTATCTTTTACAACGTCTTCAATACCTTCTACTTGATTTATTGGTATACAATTACTTTCTTGTTCGTTTAAATATTGTCTTTTAGTTGCACTCTCGTGAAGATTTAATATTCTATCTTTTTCAGAGTCATCAATTCTAAATTGTCTCATGGTAATATACTTTTAATATAAATACTTCAGAAAGAAAAAAACCCCCATTAGAGGGAGTTTTTTATCATATCAAAAAATCTTTCCTGTTTTCTTTCATCAGGTTTATCAAATATATCTACCATTTCAAATTCACCTATCTTATTAGGTACTTGTAATTCATTATATTCTGTGAAGTCTGATTCATCATACTCACCATCAATAACCCCATTTATTACACCCCTAGTAACTTTTAATGGGAATCTTTCAAGTCTATCATTAAATCCTGTATTAACTAACCATACGTTTACGTTTGGATTTTCTCTTAACTTATCTCTAAATAACTCTGTATAGTCTTCAATTTTACGTGGTAGGAATGGTCCTCCGAAACATGGTGAGAAAGTAGTTATTGGTTCCGTGATTCCTACCTCTGTTCCCGCAACTTTAGAAGTATATCCTAACTTAAAAAACTTAATTGCTTGTTCTTCATTCAACCGTGATATTGGTGGTAACACTCCGAATCCATCAAAGGATAAGAAAAATATATTTTCAACTTTACTACCACGTCCTGTCATGGACACTTTAACGTCACTACTAATTTGGTCTAACGGATATGATGCTCTTATGTTCTCGGTAATACTATCGTCAGTAAAATCAGGTTCACCATTATTAGTTATAATATTTTCTAATATACTCGTATTTGATTTTGTGGATTTACTGTGAATAGCATTCCATATTAAAGGTTCTTTGTCTTTATCCAAATTGATTAGTTTGGCATAACATCCTCCTTCAAAATTGAATATCTTATCTCCGTCCCAACCATGCTCATCGTCACCTATAAAATATTTTAGTAGGTCAGAAGAAAGTGTGGTTTTTCCTGTACCTGATAAACCAAAAAATAAATTAACACCTACACCTATTTTAGTGTTTGAGTTTGCTGAACAATGCATAGGTAACACACCTCTATCAACCAATAGTGTGTTCATAACAGTAAAGATACTTTTCTTTATCTCACCGGTGTAACTCGTACCCGCAATCAATATTTTCTTATCATCAAAATCTATAATCACAAAGTTCTCATTCGTGATATCTTTAGGTCTATTTTTACTAACAAAGTTCGGTGCGTGTAGAACTTCCCATTCAGTGAAAGTTCTTGAATGATTCATAACAAATGAAGATGGGTCAATCAACATATTGTTGAAGAAAATGATTGCCCATGGTTCCGTTGAAGTTATGTTAAATGTTCCTGAGTTCTCGTAATCATATCCTGCAACTCTACGACTTCTTAAAGTTTCATCATCTTCAAGGTATTGTTTTATTTCGTTTTTTAGAGACGTATAACTATCTCTCTGTACTCTTTGATTGATTACCCTATTAAAGTCGATAACACTGTCCGTGTATTCACCTTCCACAAAATACCTATCTTTAGGTGACCTACCAGTAAACTTACCGGTATTAAAATGGAGTAATCCATCTTTCGTGGTTTTCATTCCTTTCTCCTTAGCAAGGGCCATTAATTGCTCAGTAGTTTCGTAATAAACCATTTTTTTTTAATTTGTTAATTCATCAACCTGTATTTTAAGTTGTTGTTGTTCCAACTGATAATCTTTAATTCTTTGTTTAGCAACTTCACAATAGTTTTTTGAGATATCAATTCCTATCCATTTTCTACCTAACATTTCGGCAGCTAAACAAGTTGTACCTGACCCATTGAATGGGTCGAGTATTATGTCTTCTTTATATGAAAGTATTTTAATCGCTCTGTACGGTATATCTAAAGAGAATGTTGCCTTTGTTTTTTGTTTGGTGTCGGCAAAGTAATTCCACTGTCCAAAAACTAATGACATAAAATCTTTCTTGTCTTTATCTTCGTAAACAAGTTTCTTTCTCATCCCACCTTTTTTAGTGTCTTCCACCATTTGGTACTCCCCTTTCCATTGTGGTGTTCCTTTCACTTTCTTTTTATGTAACTTTTTATAGGCTAATATTACACACTCCTTAGGATTATAAATATATGGTGAAGACGGACTCATCCAACTTCCCCAAGCAGTTGTCTTACTTCTGTGTGGTGAACTCTCTTCAAGGTCTACAATACCAAAGAAACCAAATCCAATTTCTTTCATAATCATCCACATCTCAGCGGAAAAATATATTCTACCACCTTTATCCTGACGATTAATTTCGTATGGAATATTAATAGCAATTCTACCGTCATCTTTCAATACACGATATGCTTGTGACATCCATTCTTTCGCAAATACCTTATACTCTTCAAAGTATTTATCATCATCCCAACTATCGTATTCGATTCCAACACCATATGGTGGAGATGTAACAATTAAATCAATCGTTCCTTCCTCCATCTTCTCCATCTTCTCGATAGAGTCTGAGGTATAAATCGTGTTTGTTTTTGTGTTCATGTTTTATATTTTCTATTCTTCTATTTAAGTACCATAAAGCCTTTTCTAAGTCTTGTAAAGGTGGGTTGTCATCTTTTTTTCCACTACGTCCAATGTATTTTAAAACATTAAATAGGTACGCATCTTTATCAATTCCCCATGCTTCAGCGACTTTAACAACCTCATAAGGATTGTCTTCACCTCCGTAGTGAGAAGGATGATTCACATGTTCTTTCATTTTTCTAATAAATTTTTTATTTCTTCTTCAATTAAAATTGCCTGACTATAATATTCATCAGACTTTTTTCTATCAATACTTCCGTACTTATAAGATAATTCAAATAATTTATCCCTTTTTTTATTTAGTCTTTTTAATTTTATATTTTTAAAAATACTCATATTATTTAGTTTCGTATTTTTTTCTTTTATTTTCCTTCCTCAACTTTCTCTTTTTCTTATCTGACATAGCGTCAGTTTCAGTATTTAAATCATTAACAGGTTTTTTATTTTTACCTTCTTTCCAAAGGTTTTTAGGGCAGTATTCCCATCCGAACTTAACAAGGTGCATAGCCTCTTTATCTGAGACTCTCTTTATCTCACTATTTCTCTTAATTGTTTTCATAATGTTTAAGATTTTCTTTTATTTCATTTATTGGTTTTTTGTCTGTGAACATTTTGTAGAACTCATGTGACCAGTCATCACCAAAAATTAGTGCGTCTGAGTTGAACAAGTTTTCCATATAATTGTCCTCAGTAATTTCAATTATTTCTTTCGTTATAAATCGTTTATTGAAACCCATTTTAAATCTGAATTAAGTTTTACTGATACTATGTGTTCTTTATCCCATTCGTTTGGTGAAATTAAAGATAAGAACTTTTCTTTGTTATTTCCATAGTATAAATGATATATGTTACCAACAACAGGTTCAAAGGAATATGTTGAGTTGTATATCACATCGTTTAGGTTTACTTCATCAACTAATTTATTGTACTTTTCTACGATTTGTTCAAATTCTGATTTGAATATTTTCTGTAGTTTGTTTGCACCTTGTTGCTTAAACAAGTCAATATCGTCAATCTCAATCTTTGGTCCTGATATACTTGAAGCATAAGGTAAGATGTTTGCGTGAAACTTCTCGTTCTCCTCATCCCACACAATGTGGTCGGGATATCTACTTTTCTTTGACATTAGTTTCTTTCAACTTATCTAATTTGATAGTCTGCGTAATATAATTAATCACTTTTCTCTTTATAATCGATAGTAGGCAACCCTCTAATGGAAATTCACTGTCAAACTTCGCCTCAAAAATTAATGAACGTTTAGTAAGTTTCTTTTTTATTTCTTCACCTCTTTCAATTAAAGTGAATACACATTTTCTTTCATCATACTTGGGGTGTATCTTTCTTATATTAAATTTATATAGGAATTTTTCACCTTTATAACTAAACCTTAAATAACCCTTTGTTGAATTATTTTTGGTGAATTTGAAGTCTTTGTTCGTGTTTTGTATTAAAACTGATTCAAATACAATTGCCCAAATAGATTTAGCAATTAAAAAGTAATCTTTGAGTCTATTGTTAGCATCTTTAGATATTTTAACAATCTCTGACAACTCATTATTCTCAAAACCTGATAGGTCTCTGTATACAATATTAGCTAGTAATATTTCATCGTCCACATCTTCGGGTTCATTCTTCAAATCTATTCTCTTTAACTTATTTGAAATTGCGTTGAGATTTGCTAAGTGTAATGTTAATTCCTGAAAAGTAGGATATAAATGAAAGGTATCTAATTCCTTATCTATTTTAGAAATATAGTCTAGTAGAACATATTCTTTATGTTCCATATCTATAGGGTCTTTTAAAATCCAATCTAAAGGTAATCTCATTATTAAATAATATACCTTAAGAATAAAAAAAGTTTTTAATTAATCAATTAATCCACACGGAAAACATAATATTCAACACCATCAATTCTAATATCGTATTCCACACCATCATAATGTGATATATTATGACCCACACCATCCATATCTACAGCATCTTCAATAACAGATTCTTTATCTATAAAAGATTCTAAGTCTAAGTCGTATTCTTGAATGTATTGTTGTGGATTTCTACGGACATCATCTAAATAATCGTTAAGTTTTTCTTCTATCATCTCCTCTGTTGGTTCTCCCTCAGGGTTTTCTACTATCTCGTCTCTCTCTTCTTCCAACTCTTCTATTTTGTCATAAACCTCACCCCTTTCATCACTACTATATGGGTGTGAGTATGTGTCTCTAGTCTTTCTATAAAGTTCTTCTATCTCTTGGTCTAACTACTAATGTCTTTTCTTTTGTTCGTCTGATAAAGGTAAATCTTCTGAATCAAAGATATCTTCCCATTCATCTCTTACATAATCATCATACCAAGATTCAAAATATCTCACAACCTCATCAACATCTAAATGATTCATTAAGAAATCATCATTAAATGATTCTCTCAATCCCATATCATCAACTAATTCTGTAACTCTCATTTTAGCTAATCCATAAACATCATCCCATTCACCTACAATATATTCACTGTCAGTTTCATTCTCTCCCATCCATTTAAACGCCATAATTTCACCAGGATAAAATGATTCTGTTTCTGGTATTAAATTATATACATCCTCATCTTCACCAATTTCATTTACTAACCACTCGTTTCTTAAACCACTCATAACAGCATTTGCCTTCCTTCCTATATCATCTAATTCGTTGGTTTCAGGATTCCACGCATCTCGTTCTCTTATATCGTCCATCTGTCTAAGTAACCTTTCTCTTCTCCTTCTCTCATCTCTCCGAGTACGTCTTTGTAACTCTTGTTTTGCTTTAATTTCGTCTTTAAATAACTCAATATCGTCAGCATATTCTGTCGACATATATCTTTGTATCACATTATTAATCTTATCAAATTCAGGTGTTCCTAAAATCCAACCAGAATTAAATGATTGGTCAGGAGCATCAAAGAAAGTTTGTCTTCCGTCATATTTTTGTAACATAGCGACTTTATAGAACCTACTACCTGATTTTTCTTTTTTATCTAAAAAGTAAAACAACTTACCATCTCTATTATACGACATAAAGTGAGCATCACTACTCTTAGCCGCCGTACACCATTTACTACCCGCACCGTAATAACAACTCGCCTCGTGTGTCTTTGGTGATACTACAGTAAATCTATCGTCTTCATAAACAACATCGGCACCATCAATCTCTTTTACGTCCCTTCTTACTTTATTCTCATGTTTTGATATAGCGTCTGATATGTCCTTTAACGAATCATATTGATTAATATCTTTTTCTTCTAAGTTGTTTTGATACTTAATAAATTTCTCAATCGCAATCTTAGCATTCATCAAATCTTCATTGACTGATTCAGGTGAAATTACTTTGCCAAGAAAGTTTAAAAATTTTTGATTTGACGATAGGTCTCTTGATAATAAGAATATTTTCTTTATATCCTCAGGTTTAAATTTTTTTCTATATTTTGATAGAAATTCGTCCTTTCTACCTTCCAATAAAACTTGACTAAGATTCATTATGTAATACTTTTAATATAAATATACTAACAAAGACTATTTATAGTTAAATAAACTTTCTAAAATTTTTTCATCATGG